CCTCCTCCTCAACAACCGGATCCTCAAGCTCAAATGATGCAAGCTCAAATTCAATTAAAAGAAAAAGGCTTGGAAATTCAAATGGGTAAATTGCAAATGGATATGCAGAAAATGCATATTGAAATGCAAAAGATGGAAACAGAACTTAAGACAGCACTTATTAATAAGAATGCAGAAGTTAAAAAGGCTGAATTAGATCACAATGCAAAAGTCATAGAGACACAAGGCAAGATTATTGAAAGCCATAATGAATTACGAAAAGATGCATTAGGACATTTGGCTAATCATGTATTACATTCTAGAAAACCAGATGATAAATAAAATAAGGGAAATCAATGCAAGAAAACAATCAAGAACCAATTATTGAAAATAACACAGATAGTGTTATAGACAATAATAATGAAGGATCTCTCGATCATCATTCGGCTGTTGAACATGAACAACAAGATGATTCGCATCCATTAACTGAGGAAGAAGATGTCAAAACCTTGACAGAAGCGCCATCTTCAGGCTCTACCGTAGCAAAAAAATCCTCGTCGAATGATGATCAAGGGATCCCTCAGTGGGGAAGAGATGATCCAGAAAAGTGGGGAAAATATAAAGAACGAAAGGCGCAAAAAGAAGCTGAAAAGCAGATGCATGATTTGCGTAGAGAGCTTGAAGAGATTAAACGGCAACAAGCTTATGTTCCACAGCAACATGTTTCCGATCCCGATAGCGAATATAAATTTAACGATCCCGTAACTGGAATGGTTCTTGATGCAAGAACAGAGAAAGGCAAACAGGCTCTTCTACAATTTGATTTAGAGCAATCGCGAAATGAATTTAGACAAGAAATTACTAAACAAACATTTCAAAGTTATGATGTAAAAAAGAAACAAGAATTAGCAGAACAATTAGAAGAAGCCAAATATAAATACAATGATTTTAAAGATGTGGTGGAAGATAATGGCCATTTATACTCACAACAAATTGTTGACATAGCTTCTAGATTGCCAAATAATGGAGCAGATTTCTTGTATTATTTGGGTAAAAATCCTAGAGAATTGAAAAAGATTACATCTATGCCAGCTCATGAACAATATGAAGAAATATTAAAACATGTGATTGACTATGGAAGTAGAGGAAGGCGAACAAGTAATGCGCCGGATCCTATAAAACCATTGCCACGATCAAGTGATATTTCTGGCAGCGGAGCCGGCCAAGATATGGCAAGTGCAAAAGCCATTATGAAGGCGAAGTATTGCAAATAGATTTATGGGACCCAGGGACGACGGAGTCTTGAGCTCTGTAATTAAGAAGGCATTGATGTTGTACCCGAATCCCGCCATTTTTAAATGAGTAAGTCCTTTAATGCTCTTATAAGGTCATTTCATCGACTTGGCTATAACTTATAGGGTAAAAGTTTTTAAAGGGTTCATTGTGTAGTTGTGTAGCTCAGATGGTTAGAGCGGTGTCCTCATACGGCATGTGTCAGTGGTTCAAGTCCACTCACAACTACTTTTGGTAAGTATGCAACCTTAAATGTATATGCTTGGTTAATATGACGCCTTAAGTTATATGTTCGGTCAGTATGCCGCCTCATGGTATATGTTCGTGCCCAATCAGTGCCTTATCTGATAACTGTAGTTATTCCATACATTTATTTAGATAGGAGCATTCTCGATGCCACAAACATTGTCCTTTAGTCAGCTAGTGTCTAACTTGTCACTGGCACAATTCCAATACAACATGCCTTTTATCATGACCTCTGATAGAGGATTTGAGCCAGATTTTATGGACAATTCTTATCAGCCAGGTTCTACCGTTAACGTTCGTAAAGTTAACCGTTATATCGCTCAACGCGGTCGAATTCTTACCCCTGAAGATACACTTGAAGAAACAACACCATTAACCATTGGTCCAGAGTACGGAAATGCTATTGCATTCAACTCTAAAGAATTAACATTAGAAGTCACTAAAGCAGCGCCAAAATATCAAGAACGATACGTGTCTCCAGTTGTTCAAAACTTGGCAGCAACTCTTGAGAAAGATATTGCAGCATCTGGACTTTTACAGGTTAACTATTTCTCTGGTTCACCAACAGCGCCAATTTCAGACTTTGCGCAAGTTGATATTATCAATGCAGGCATGGTTGAGCTTGGCATGCCAACAGCTGAAGATGTAAGTATGGTATTGTCACCACGTGATGCATCTGCACTTAAAGCATCTAACCAAAATGCATTTAATCCAACATTGAATACCGACATTTCTTTTCGTTCACAATTGGGAAGATACTCACGTTTCCAAATGTTTGAATCACCAGCTACTCAAATCCATCAATCAGGAACTGTTACAGGCGCTCCATTAGTAACAGGTGTTGTGGCTTCTGGCTCAACCACAGTAACTGTTCATGGATTAACACCTAGCACAGATACATTCAAAGCAGGTGACACCATTTGGTTTGGGACAGCTGGAACCAATACAGCGGTTAACTCTGTCAATCCTGTTACGCGTGATGATACAGGGCAAGTAATGCCTTTTGTTGTTCAAAATGATGTAACTGCTGATGGCGCAGGTAATGCCACATTGACCGTATTCCCAGCGATTATTAGTGATCCCGCTAATCCACGACGCAATGTAAGTATGCCAATTCCTACTAACTCCACAGTTAACTTGTTAGGAAATGGATTGCGTTATCGTTATAGCTTTGCTTATACAAGTCGTGCTTTATCTCTTGTTATGCCTCCTATGGTTCGTGTTCATGCGCCAGAATGTGGTGTTGCTGTTGATAAAGAAACCGGCATGTCTCTTCGTGTAACTATTGGTTTCGACATGATTAACGGTATCGATATGACGCGTATTGAGTTCTTGGCTGGTTTTAGATGGCATCAAGAATATGCATTCAAAATTATCAGTGCAGTCTAAAAGGTAAAAAAATGACTTATGTGGTTTATCATAAAACTTTATTGCCAGAAATAATTAAGGAAGAGGATTATCTTAATTATTTAGAAACAAACGAGTGGTTTGATAGGCCACAAACTGAAACTAGAAAGGGGAATAGCGATGGAACAAAACAAATACTCGAGAGACGTTCAAAAGAATCTAAATCCAGATTATTACAGTGTGACGGACATGGAGAACAAATTCTACGGGATCGACATGTTGAAGAACGAATACATCACACCGAAACAATCAGTCAAGACAATGGAGCAAACGAAGCCTCAGCGCAAGTTGAAGAAGTAAAGAAAAAACGAGGAAGACGTCCTAAAGAAAGGGGCTAGAAATGGCAAATCGAACGACTGAAGATATTATTATTATGGCTTATAGGCAGACCAGTATTATTTCTGCCAATGAAATACCTTCAGCCGTTCAAATGTCGGATGGGTTTAATTTGCTTAATGATTTAATTTCATTATTCAATGCATCCGAGCTTTACATTCCTTATCAATCTATTATTAATTTTGATATGGTTGGCGGACAAAATAGATATGTATTTTCGCAATTACCACAGCCGCCATCCCCTCCGGGGCCTCCATCTGTTGTTTCAAATCCTATTATTGAATTGGATTTTGTTAATTTAACATTTGGGACGGTTATTTATCCTGTTCGAATAATTAGTAAAGCTGAATTTTATAATAATATTCGGGTTGTTGGATTGCCTGGCATCCCTGTATTTTGTTTTTTAAGCTCGAAAGATATTCAGGGTAATACAAGTATTGTGGAATTTTATCCTTTCCCGTCTCAAGTCTATGGGATAGAGATGAAATGCAAAGTAGCATTAAATGCTTTAACGCGATTTACCAATGTTACGAATTTGCCTGCATTTTATTTTAGATTTTTACGTTACTCGTTAGCTCGAGAATTAATGTCATTTTATCCGTCTGAAAATTGGTCGGCGACTGATGAAAAAGAATATCTAGATATGAAAGAGAAAATGACGGCTGCTGATGAATGGAATTTAGCGGTTAAAACAGATAGAACTCTTAATTTCGGTGGTCCATTTTATGCATATGCTGTTAATGGAATGCTTATAGTATGAGCGTTAATCCAGCATTACGTGAAATTGATTTTCCGATTGTTGGAAGCTTTCGTAAAGATCAAGTAACGAAAATAAGCGCGGAACAAACCATTAATTGGTATGAAGTTCTGCATCCTTATGGAAAGAAAACATCTGCACTTCATCCGGTACAAGGACTAAATAAGAAAGTCCAAATTGGAATAGGACCCATTAGAGGTTCTTTTGTTTTTATCGATGATAAAGCCTATTTTGCATCCTCTAATCAATTATTCCAGATGGATACTGCTTATGTTGTAACACCACTTTCCCCCCCAAACTTAACAACAACAACAGGATTTGTAAGGATTGTATCTAATCAAACCCAGATTATTTTTTGTGATGGGGTCACGGCAATTCTTTATGATACGGTCGCATTAACATTAACAACAATTACATTTCCTGCAGGCGTTATTCCAGGGGATATCACTTATATGGATGGTTATTTTATTGTAACCAATGTTAATGATAATCGATTTTATGTCAGTAATTTAGATGATGGTTCCACATGGAATGCATTAAGTTTTGCCTCGATTAATTCGAGCCCCACGTTTGCTGTATCAGTTATTCGGTTAAAGAGGCGACTCTTTTTATTCGGTTCACTAATTACTGAGGTATGGCTAGATGCTGGTACAGCAAATTTCCCATTTCGAAGAGATAATAATCTTTTATTCGAACATGGATTAGAAGCCGTTGGTTCATTAGTAGAGGGATTTGATAGATTATTTTATCTCTCTCGCGATGATGGCGGTCCTTCTTATGTGAAAATGGTTGAAGGAACAGTTCCTGTTAATATTAGCACATATGAAATTGATAATGTTATTCAAGGGCTTTCAAATACAGATAAAGCAGTTGGGATGGTTTATAAAATTGATGGCATTATATTTTATAAATTAAATGTGGGTGGAATGACATTTGTCTATAACGTCACGATGTCAAGTGAAGGCGATAGAAAATGGCATCAAGAAGAGATGTTAGATGGCTCTCAAAGTCTCGCGAATACGCATATATTTTTTAATAATCTACATTTTGTTGGTGATTATAAATCTTCGAATCTTTATCAATTTGATAAACAATTTTTAACAAATGATGGTGAGCATATACATCGATTACGAACAACGCATGTATTAAGCGATCCAACGTATAAGCAAATGCGAATTGATAGATTTCAAGTTGACATGCTTCAAGGTGTAGGTGAGCCAGGAAGTGATTGCACTGATTTTATATGCTTAAATGACAATCAAGATATGAATCCAGTTTTAAATTTAAGTTTATCTTCAGATGGTGGATTAACTTATCATAATTTTGGGCCCGCTGAAATTGGAAAAACAGGCCAATATAAATGGCGTACTATTTGGAGAAATTTAGGCGTTAACAGAGACAATATTTTGCGGATAGAAAGTTGGAATTCTGTATCGCTTTATATATTAGGTGCAGCAATTCATGTAGAAGATATGATGTCATGAGTAATCCAAATCAAAATTTACCACCACCATTTATTGCAGAACCACCTATTTACGATCAATTCTTTAAAGAAGATGGAATAACAATATCAAATCCATGGGTTAACTGGTTAAACTCAGTAACGCGTGTTATGGGATATTGTATCGTTCAAGATTATATAAAAAATCCAATTTCTGGTGAAAGAATAAATGAAGTTCCATTGCTTCAAGCCACATCAATGACAACAGCCGATCGCGATAATTTAGATAATGCGAGAGATGGAACGATAATATACAATACATCTGCTAATAAAATGAATTTTAGAATTGCTGGCGCATGGGTTCCATTCCCTTAATTTTTAATAAAAATTAAATTATAGGAGTGACTCATGGATGAAATAAAAAATGATATGCATATAAAAAATGTTGATAGAAAAATTGTAGACAATCATGCACTAGAAGTAAGGAGAACAAAAAATTATAAAGTTCTTCGGAAAATTATATTTAATAATGAAATTTATCCTGGATTATTATCAATAAATCCTAATGATGAATCCACTTTATTTGATAAAAATCCAAAGATATGTAATTTAGAAGAATATGCAGAAGACGTTCTTAATAATGATTCAATGATTTATTATTTGCTGGAAGTAGACCAAAAAATAGCTGGGTTTTGTGCTTGGATGTTATTAAGTAATCAAAAGAATTATGCCGTGGATATTGGGATTTATAAAAAATTTAGAGGAAAGATGGGTTATCATTTGGGTTTAATGTCATTAGAGAAATTTAAGCGAGAGATAAGTAATGACATTATTTATGCTTCAGTAAAAGAAGAAAATAAGCCATCATTATTTTATAGTCAATCAATGGGCTTTAAGAAAGTTTTCAATAAAAACGGATTCATTTGTTTAGGGGTATAATATGGGTGGTTTGGTTGATACATTATTTGGAGGCGGAAAAGGTCAGGCCTATGAAGATCTGCAAAAATATATTGGCCAAGGAATGGGTGAGAGAAAGAAATATGAGCAAAGCGCTGAAGAAGCGTTAAGCCCTTATTTGAATCAACATAAATATGAAGATTTATTTACTAAAGCACTTTCTCAAGGTCAAAATCCTGGTGAATTATTTTCAAATTTAATGTCAGGTTATCAGCAGTCCCCATTTGCAAAAGCACAAACTGAAGCCGGGATGAATTCTATTCAGCATGCATTAGCCTCCCAAGGATTACATGGAAGTGGAGATGAATTACGTGCATTACAAGAAAATGCTCAGAAGATTTCATCCGGTGATATGCAAAATTACTTACAAAACCTATTAGGAATTAGAGGTCAATATTTATCAGGATTACAAGGATTACAAGGTCAAGAATCTGGTCATGAATATGGGGCAAGAACCGGTATTGGTGGATACAGAAATCAATTAGGCGGTAATTTAGCTCAAGATATTCAGCAGCAAGGTCTCGCTAGAGGAAATGAAGATATCGGCAGGGCTTCGGGATGGAGTAATTTATTAGGGTTTGGTCTTGGTGCCGCTGGTGGATTGCCTGGAAAAGCTGGTCATTTCTTTCAGGGATTAGGTGATTTATTTTAAAGGAGAGTATAAATGGCTCTTAATCTTTCAATAGAAGAAGCTAAATCTTCTAATATTTTAGATGCATTATCGAATTTGGCTAAATTAAAACAGCAAAGAGCTGTTGCTCAATTTGCTCAACCTATGGAACAAGAAAAACTTAATAGATTAAAAACATTAATAGAAGAAACAAATCTTGGAAATCAAACATCAAGATTGAAAATGCCTTATGTAACAAAAAGAGAAGAGGCTGATATAGGAAATAAATTGGCCAATACTGGTTATTTGCAAGCCGAAACAAATTGGATGCCTACTAAATATGCTATCCAACAAGGTAATTTAGATATTAGCAAGGGTCGATTTTCTCCTGAACAATTGGCGGCTAATTTGGCATTAGCGCAAGCACGCACAAAAGCTTTGAATCAAAAAACAACTGGTGGCTCATCTATTAATGAAAAAGGTGAAAAATATTCACCCTTTACTAATCCGCAAAAAACATTTGTTCAAAATCAAACAAGAGGACTCAGAGATGTTGTTCCTGACTTAGATGAATTAGTTAATATTGCATCAAAAGGATATGCCGGCCCTCCATCAGAATGGTTTCAACCTTCCGAATCTGCCAAATATAAATCAAAAATGTCAGAAATTAAGGAAAAATTAATAGCGGCAATAGGAACCAATAAGACAAATGAAGCATTACATATGATTGAGCAATATGTAAAAAGATATCCATTAGAAAGTGAAGAAGCTTATAGAAAAAGAGCGCAAGGAATCAAATCTAATTTTAACAGTCAAATTATTAAAAATATGAAAGATTTGGAAAGAGGCGGGTATTTATTAGATGCAAATGCAATGCAATCATCTGCTGGTAATTTTACTATGCCATCTTTTAAAGATGAGCAGGAATTTATTCAATGGAAAAAAAATGCGTCTCCTGAAGAGATTTCTGCATATAAACAGCATTTAGGAATAAAATAATGGCATTTGTACCTTCCGCTAAAGATTTTGAATCGAGCGAACAAGGTTTTGTTCCGACTGCCGAGCATTTCGAAAATAATGAAAAACAACAACCAGAATCTATTCTTCAAAGATTGAAACAAGTCCCTGGTAATCTTTTAAAATCTGTAGAACATGAGGCCATTAATACGGCAAATCCATTTATTTCATTAGGGAATATTATTTCGGAAAAAGTACATAATATTCTTCCGGAAAGTTTAGCCAATCCTAATTATAGTAAAATGGAAAATATTCCAGAACCAGAAGGTTATGAGCAAATAAAGAATAGTCCTGAAGCATGGGCTGCTTTTGGTCTTCCTTTAGCAAGTGGAGCATATGGTTTAGGTAAATTAGGGTTTCGCGGTTTATCTTCAGCTGGGGCCAAATTGTCGCCTGCTATTGCAAAATTTACAGGTAAAGAAGCAACCGAAAAATCTGGAAATATATTTAAAGATTTAGTGGGCGAGAATAATTTAAGCAATTATCATGAGCCTATTGTAAAGAAAATTAGAAATATTTTTGGAAAGGATATAGAAGAAGTCCAAGGGAAATTCAATGCCATTGGAGATAAGGCAAGCGAAAGAGGGATTGGAGAAGTAGATAAAGATACATTGGATTCTCTTCGAAGATTAAAATTAAAAAATGAATCCGCCCTTAAAGAGAGAGTTAAAAATTTTAAAGAAAATCCATCTTATAAAGAAGCTCATGAATTACAATCAGAATTAGGAAAAATTGGGGCAAAAAAATTAAAAAGTATTGATACATCAGAAGAAGAATTAGGAAAAAAATTGCTTCAAATAAGAACTGAGCTTCGTTCTGATATTTTAGAGAATTTTGAAAGACATAATGCTGGTGATTTGGCGCAAGAGTATAAAGATGCCACGCAGGATTGGAAGAATCGGGTAAAAATATATGATAAAAATAAAACCATAAGAGATATAGTTCATAAAACAGGAATTGAAGAAATTAATCCAACAAATATCGATAAAGTATTAACGGAAGATAGTGCGGCAACTAGATATGTTTTATCTAAATTATCACAAGAAGAAAAAGATTTAATATTGGCAAATAGATTAAAAGCAGCCAATGAAAATCCGAAAAAGATGGTTGAAAAATTTAATCAGCTTAGGAATTCTCGTTATGCCAAACTTATAACGCCAGAACATGAGAATGCATTTACTGATCTCGAAAAGAGCGTAGAATTTGCCAATAAGTTTGGTAAAACTGCTCTTAAAGGAGCAGCTAAAACAGGTGGCGGAATTTTAGCTTTATTAGGCTTAGATAAAGCAGGTAGATATACGGGGATATTATGACAGTTTCTATTTGGTCATGCGCAATTGTTCTTTTTGTAATATTTTGTACGCACGAAAACTTTAAAAATAAATAAGGATACAGTTAATGCCATCAACATTTGCTTTAGCGCCTATACCAATTTGGATCATATTAGAACCTAATGGACAACCCGCATCTGGCGTTATCATGTATCCGCGATCTACACTAAATCACGATACCGTTAAAAATGTATTTCAAGATTCTGGCGGATTAATTCCATGGCCATTAAATGCAGATGGCGGAATTGTTTTCCAAGGCAATGGAACGCAAGGTCCTTTTTATTGGGAAAACACAGGCATTGCCAATGATTTATATTTTTTAACATTTTATGATGAAGCGGGTCAGTTAATATATACAGTTGATAAGTATCCACAAACGGGTGGTGGTGGCTCAGGCCCTGTTACAAATTTAATTAATATAAATAATTTCATTATAGATGGACAATTTTCCTATAATGATTTAGGAAGCTCTACAATCGCCCCAGTTCCTCTTGGCGATACGGTCATTCAAAAAATCGCATTTCCTAAATCACCACAAAATTCCAGTGGAGGTTGGTTTTTTATAAAAGATGTCGCAGGGAATACAGATTCTATTTCTATTCCCCAAACATCATTAAGTGATGTTACTCCATCAAATCCTAGAAATAGATTTGTTTATTCCTGCACAGTTGCAGGAACTGTAGGAAATGTTCTTGATTTAACATTTCAAATACCAGACGTTAAAACATTTAGTAATCAAGAATTACGATTTCAATTTCAGGCATCAGCAACAGGCTCAGCACCACCTGGCGTTATGTCAGAAGTAGTTGTTACTCAAAATTTTGGAACCGGTGGGTCACCTTCTGCAACTATAGAGACTCCATTTGCTTTCACATGGCCCGCAGTTGAATCATTAGTTCCAGTTAGTATTACAGTTCCAACTGTAGCGGGTAAATCACGCGGAACTAATAATGATGACTTTATTTATATTTCTATTAGGTTCCCTATTGGAGTTACAGGTGTCTATAGCGTGACTAATGTAATGGGTGTTCAAGGAACTACTCAACCATCTAGTTATATTTATGATACTCAAAATGAGGTCTTTTATAAGATTTTAGCTTCCATGGTTCAAGATTCATTCTTTCAAACTGGCGATATAGTCATGAATTGGAATGGCATTGTGGGAACCAGGCCAGGATGGCTTGCATTTGGTGATGGTACTTCACTTGGTAAGACGGGATCACTAGCAACAACAACGGGTCAAATTTATTTTAATTTATATAGTTTTTTATGGAATCATGTTTTAGATGCGCAAGCGCCTGTAACACCAGGTGGAAGAGGTGTTTCAGCATTAGCTGATTGGAATTCTTTAAAGAAAATACAAATTCCATTTACTTCACAAAGAGCTTTGATTAATTTTTTCAATGGTGGATATCAACAAGGACAAGCAGTTGGCGCAAGCAGTGTCTCATTATCGATAGCCAATTTGCCCGCTCATAGTCACACATTGGCTTTTCAATTATTAAAAGATGGCGCATCATTATTTTTATCAGCCGGCTCATCAGCTCCGGGTTTTGTTCATTCCGGTATTACTACAACCAATTCAACAGGTAGTGGAACAGCATTTAATATTATTCCCCCAGAAACAGTTGCATCTTTCTGGATTAAACTTTAGGAGTAAATATGTCAATTAATACATTATATAAAGTCGTTGATATTTTATTATCAACACGACGTGAAAGATTAGGAAGATTTGCTTCTAAAGGTTTTACATCTGCTATTACATTAGATGTCGAAAATCCTTGGGCATTTTCATCATTTATGGTGAGTGCAGCAGGTGATGTGGTGATTGAAGATGGTGAGGGTAATTTAATGAAATTTCCCGCTTGTCAAATAGGCCGTCAGTATTGGGCTGTTGGAGTAAAGGTTTTATCATCTGGAACAACAGCAACGGGTATTTTTGTTTATGGAGGAGTTTAAATAATGTTTAATTCAGAAGGTTTATTTACAGCATCAGGAATTTTTAATGCATCGGCTTATGGTGTTGCTCCTGCATTACATACTTATCATACAGAAGATAATATTGCGACAGTCTCAGCGCCTGATTATTTCCCTGATTTCTTTAATACGGATCCTTTAGATATTAGAGTTAAAGATATTCTATTTTTAGAATGCAGTGATTTTAATCTAATCGTAGTCATTGATTCCTTAGAACCAGTTACATTGACTCCATTTATTAATTTCCCAACTAATATTGTAACAGAAACCACATCAACACAATCTCAAACCGCAAGTGGCGTTTGGGCTGCCCCTATCGCATTTACATTAGATTTTGTGCAACAAGGAAGCGAAACATTAATGACATTTCCAAACCTTGTCGATGTGTCGACAGGCGGACCTTCAATTTTATTTGATACCGCCATTCCATTAGCTAATCGTCCTGCATTTGAACAAGTTATTCCTATTTGGATCCTCGATAACAGTTTGGCTGAAGTTGGTGTTTTAACATTAGCAACATCAGGTATGGTAACAATTACTCGAGCTAATAGCGTTGCATTTACTGCAACAGGTAATGCGGCAGTTGTTGGCATGGCTATTAAATATAAAAACGTCTAATGATGCTAACAAAATCAATATTAGATTTGATTGTTTCAAGAGGCGCAAAAGAGAAAAATATTCTTCTATTATTGGAAGCCTTAAAAAAATGGCTTCCAATATATTTGATGGATACTGATTTAAGATTAGCGGCTTTTTTATCTCAATGCGCTTATGAGACAGGTGGATTTATTTTCTTTAAAGAATTAGGTGGTCAGGATTATTTTAAAAAATATGAGGGCGACACTAAGATAGGAAAGATGTTAGGGAACACTCAGCCTGGAGATGGGTATAAATATAAAGGAAGAGGTCCTTTACAAATAACAGGCCGTTCTAATTATGAACATTATGGAAAATTGATTAATGAGAATTTAATTGATGATCCCGATTTATTGCTCATTCCAGATATAGGTGTTCATTGCGCTTGTGAATTTTGGAAACAACATGATTTAAATACATTAAGTGATTATGGAAATATAAGGGAAATTACCAAACGAATAAATGGCGGTCTAAATGGATTAGACGAAAGAGTTAATAACTATAATGTATTGATAAAGGCTTTGCATGTTAACGGAAAGTGAAGAAAAGGAAATAAGGGAAATTATAGAAGATCGCAGGAGATGGTTATCCTTTTTTTATATCTTAAGGAGACCTTATGTATTTATACCAGCGTCCATTGTTTTTATTTCTCTTGTGGACAACCCTGATTTTTACATTGGTAAAATAATTATTAAGTTTTTTCACACATATTTTTCAGCTTAATAATAAAATTATTAATATTTTTTCTGTAAGCATCATGCGATATTGAATTATTTTCGAAATCTTTTTTGTTCCACTCAATCTCAAAAATTATTTTTTTTAATAGGCAATCCAAATCATTATCTTTTTTATTTTTATCCATTTTATGCCCTAAATTAATAATCTACACTCAACTATTATTACATTTAATAAGGAACATGACTATGTACAATGAAACAGGTTTACAACTAAATAGAGGCACATTTAATTCGCAAATGAGTGGCAATGTAAGTGGTACTGTTATGCATTCCTATAAAAATATGTTAGATACAATTGCAACAATAAGTGCGCCCGCATATTTTCCAGATAATTTTAATGCGGATCCAACAGAGATTTTTGTTGGAGATGCTCTACAAATAGTAGGAAGTGATGGATTAGAAATATTTGAAATCACATCACTTTCTCCAGTTACAGTAGTGGCAAATAGTGGTAATTTTCCAGGTGGAATAACAACTACTACAATTAATGCAACAACTTCTATAACAACCCCTAATTATTTTGGCACAAATATGACATTAACAGGTGATATTACTGCTAATAAAGTCAATGCACTTACTGAAGTTTTTGCCCCTCTTATAAGAACAACTCCAATAACCGGACAAGTAACATCTGCAAATATTACGGCAACCTTTATTGGAACCAATACTATTGATGCAACAACTTATGTTTCTTCCAACGGATTTATACATGCCATTGGGGATATTACTTCTGATACAGGAAATATTACAGCTACCACTGGAAATGTTGTTGCAGGAGGCGCTATTTCAGCTCCCACAGGTAATATAACTACCGTTAATGCGGCAACTGTTGGAACAAGCGCCATATATATTGGGGGGGGCTCAACACCCGAGACTTATTTTGATGAATATTCGGCGACTGTTCCCGTAACAGGGCCTTGGGCATCTCCCATTAATACGTTTATAAAAATTCAACGTATTAATCAAATGCTCTATTACTATATCCGTGAGATTCCTGCGGCTCCTGCAACTATTGCTAACGCTATGTTTATTGCTGATGGAACAATTCCTGCAGCATTTAGGCCGGCAATATTAAGAGATGTTGGTCCATTTACAACCATTAATAATGGCGTATATCAATTATCATCAGTTGAATGTAGATCATTAGGTGGAATAGTAATTTCAGGAAGCCTGCAGAATTCAACACCTTTTACAGGTGCTGGCACAGCTGGATTTTATGATATTCAGTTTGTCGTTTCTCAAAACTAAACAAAAGGAACTTTTATATGTTTCAATTAGCCGGTTTAAAAATAAATAGGGGTACTTTTGGATCACCTATGACCTCTAGTGATAAAGGGTCTGTTATTCATACATATAAAAGTTTAACGGATACTATTTCAACTATTAATAGTCCTGGTTATTTCCCAGATAATTTCGATACTGATATTACTAATATTTTTGTAGGAGACGCGATTTCAATATCAGGATCCGATGGTGTCGAACTATTTGAAATAACAGGATTGGAACCTATAGCACTGGCATCTATTATCGAAAGTTTTCCATCAGGAATAACAACAACAACAGTTGATGCAAGCACATCGATAACATCTCCATTAATCAATACAACAACTATTAATGCAACTAATGTTAATACATCAAATGTAAATGCATCTGGAACGATTACTGTACAGGATATAATTGGAACGGGAACATTATCATTTCCAACAATTAGTACTGGCGCAATTAATACAACTGGAAATATAACAACAACAAATTCAATCTCTGCAGGAAATGATATAACAGCTGCAGATAACATTACATCTGCCACTATGAATGCTACTACTTCACTAACAACACCTGTTGGAAATATAACAACTCTTAATACAACAACATTTAATTCGAGTGGCGATATTACAACTTCTTCCGATCTTCATGCCGCTAATGTTATTGCATCCAATTCAATTTCTGCAGGTAATGACATCACGGCAGTTGATAATATTACCTCTTCAACAATGAACCCAACTACATCATTGACCACTCCTATTGGTAATATAACAACTGTTAATGCAACCACAGTCAATGCAACAACTGTCACAGCGAGCGGAACAGTACAAGGATCAACAGTCCATGGAACAACAGCAGTAACCGCTCCTGCAATAACCGCCTCAACTTCTATGAGCACACCAACATTATCGGCAACAACTTCTCTCACTACACCAACAGGAAATATAACAACTGTTAATGCGACAACCGTTAATGCTACAAATGTCACGGCCACTGGAACCGTACAAGGTGCAACGGTTCACGGAACATCGGCAGTTACTGCCCCGTCAATAACTGCTTCAACCTCCATGACAACCCCTACATTATCGGCTACCACTTCATTAACAACGCCAACTGGAAATATTACGACTCTTAATTCTACGACTATAAATAATTCTGGGACTGTAAATGGTGGAACATTAGCTTCATCAGGAGCAGTTACAGGTTCAAGCATGACAGCTACAGGCGCAATTCAAGGAGCAACTGTTAATGGCACAACATCTATAACAAGCCCCTCTTATTCGGGGACAAATATGACATTAAGTGGAGCTATTCAAGGAGCCACTTTAAATGGAACTACATCCGTTACTTCTCCTACAGGGAACATAACTACAGTAAATTCAACAACAGTTAATACAACAAATGCCAATGTTCCAGGAACATTAACGGTTGGTACTTTGAATGCAACAACTACTAGTTTTACAAATATCAATGCATCAGGAACTATTACGGCTCCTGTAATTGATGGCACTACGTCAATGACAACACCGACAGGAAATATAACAACTGTTAATTCTTCAACTGTCGGAACCGGTGTTATATATATTGGTGCCGGTTCAACACCTATATCATTTTATGATGAATGGTCTGCAACCGTTTCATTTACTGGTCCATGGGCCTCACCCAATAATACATTTATGCGGATCCAGAGAATAAATGATGCATTATATTATTATATTAGAGGTCTTGGGACGATTGCAGCTGTTGCAGCACAGCCAATGACTTTAGCTGATGGAACTATCCCAGCGAACTTTAGGCCGTCGATATTGCGTGAAGTTGGCACATTTACAACTATAAATAATAGTGTATATCAAGTGTCATCAGTAGCTGTCAGATCGGCTGGAGGTATTTTAATTTCTGGTGGATTACAAAATACATTGCCTTTTACGGCGTCCGGAAATGCGGGAACAATGGATATCGAATTTGTATTATCAACAAACTAGGAGTGCAAAATGTATAATTTAAATGGATTACAAATAAATCGAGGAACATATAACTCTCAACAAATTTCAGGAAATTTAACATCTTGTAATCATTCTTATAAAAGCGAAACAGATACAGTTGTTGAAATTTTGATGTCTGGATATTTCCCTGTAGATTTTAATGTCGATACTGATGATATAAAAGTGGGTGATTTACTTTGGGTTGTTGGCACAGATGGATTTTCTATTACAAAAATAACCTCTTTAAATCCAGTAACCTTGATGATCAATCCAGCAAGTAATGTTTTTCCAAGTGGTATTACAACTTCATCTATTGATTTTATCAATGGCGGAGGATTTATTGACTTTTTTGCTGCGACTAATTTACCCGTTAGTTGGTCTGGTCCTTGGGCTTCTCCAATTAATTTAAGCTCAGGAATAAGAGGGTATGTAATCAATGATTTATGTACATTAGTATTTATTCAGATCCCCTTTATAACAGCAACGAGCTCATCAATTATTACATTGGCCGATCCCCTTCCTGAAGATTTTAATCCAGATAGCGATAAGAGTTTTGGCCCATATTTGATGGTAAGTAATAGCATTAGGGTGGCGGGTACAATCCATATAACATCTGCTGGAGTTGTAACAATATCATCAAATTTAGATGATTCAGGTGTATTTACAGGTCCTGGTGCTGCCGGCTTCTATACAATATCAGTTACATTTAATATCAATGATTAATACAGGAGATTTTTAATGGGTATTTATGTTCAGCAACAACATTTTCAAGAAGAGATAGAATTTACTGGTATTTGGGCTGCGCCAGTAAAAATTTTAGTAAATATTTTAATAAATGAAATGTTAGCGACACTGCATTTTACAGAATGTGTTTTTGCAGCAACCACTTCGGCGATTATTGTTGCGCGACTTCCTTCTTATCTGGCGCCTGCAAATACAGAAACGAATGGCGTGAGAGATCTTTTAAGAGTAACCGATAATGGCGTTTTATCTGTAGGTGGCTATCGTCTTTTCTCTTTGCCATCTGGAGAAGTCCAAATCCAAGTTGGAACAGCATTAAATTCTACTATTCCATTTTCTGGAACGGGTCAGAGTGGCTTTTCTAGATTTGACATGACATATATTTTAGAGCAAACAAGATAAATTATTTTAAAGCCTCTTAATTGAGGCTTTATTTTTTAATTAATAGTTTCCAGAAATGCCTCTAATTATTTCCCAATTTTTAAATTCATCTTTTAGTTCCTCTATATTTTTATAGATATTATTATACTCATCAAACTTTTCTGTAATTTTAGCTTCTGAGCCACATACTTTAATATTATATCCATTTTTATTAGCAGATATTATTAAATCTGAAATATCACTTCCCATTCTACCTGCAATGTCATTATTCATATATATAAATTCATCCGCCTTTTCTTGAGTTAATTTTTTTTCGGATGTAAAAGGCTGGTATGTTGCATAATGACCATTATGGGTATCTTTAAATAAATAATTATAAATTGTCATTTTTTATTTTCTCTATTCGCAATATTAGCTAATAAATTAGTTTTTGTTGCCGAGCCATGGGTTGTTCCTAGATAAAAATTCATTGCTTGTCCACACCAAATAGCAAGACTTCCAATTAATATCTGGATAATGTCTTTAGCTGAATCTCGTATAGGATATAGCATAAATAATAATAAAATAGAAAAAAACATGGTTAAAATTATAATAGAAAGGAAAGCGGGCATTTTATCATGAAGCTGGATATTTCTATTTCTAGCACTTGCTATATCATCATTTTCTAATTGATGTTCGGCTAACTGAACAGAAAGTATTTTTTCTTTATATTTTTCATCTAGTTGTTTTAAAGCTACCAATTGATCGGGTGTGGCGTTTTTTATAGCATTAACAAATGATTCAGGACTTGCATTATACTCACCTGTAAGAAAAGAAGATAATGCAGAGGCTGCCTCACCACCTAATGGCCCACCAATAAGAGAGCCAATAAATGGTGCAACAGAACTTATGATTTCTTTAAGAGTTGTATTCATTTTAATCCTTTAAAGTAGTTATCCCCAGATTATGTTGATAAGCCTGGGGATAAGTGATGATCTTATACCCAGACTATTGAAAATGATAAGTATTTTTATTTGATCAAAGGATAGACATTAAAACGGTATATCATCATTTAATTCATTATTTTTTCCACTATCTGATATCTGATCGGATTGAACACCGGCCACTCTTATATCAACTACTTTTTCCGCTCTTAAATAAAAGTTAATCTTATTAGTAGGCTTTTGCATCGTATTATCAACTAATATATCAGCACCAATCACCCCACCTATCAATATATTTAAATCTTTCTTGATTGAGAATATATCTACCTTATCTAGTATAGTGCATATTGTTCTAAGTTTACGTCTAGCATAATCTTGAGCTTTCTCGCTAGCATTTTCTACATTAAGGAAATCAAATATAACCCTTCCTTTATGTTCACCTTCAGTAACCATCAAATCCAATCTAATAGCTCTTTCTCCTGTTCCCTGCACTTTACCTTTATTTGTTAGATTAAGCTTTGCATCTGTTATACGTAGAACATATTGATTCTTTGGCAAAGGCTCAAAATCTTGTAAAGGCTCATATGATTTAATATCAAAATCGATTACGTTGTCCAATTTTATTCTCCTTTTATGTCGTTAGTAATTGTTTCATCTTCATTAATATTTTCATCATCATATTCGTAATAATCTTTCATTAAATTTAATATTTGTTTCATATCATTATCGATTAATGAATCATCAAACATTCCCATAGGGGATTTAGCCAATAAAAATCCATTATGGTTTGTCAAAAATTTATAATTTCCATCATCTACTACTGAATGCAATACAACGGTAAATCTTCCTTCAAAGGTTATTTTGTCATCAACAACTTTCCCAACTGTTTTTAACCTACAAATACCATCTTGGTCTTTTGATGAATGAGCAATGATAATAAGATTCAAATCATTTCTTAATTTACTAGCTTTTGTAATTATATTAAATGCAGCAACACCAATATCAGTAAATTTGGCATATCCTGTTTCTTTTGCTCTCCGCATGTATTCATTTGATAATATGTATTGGAAATCATCTATCACTAGATTTTTAATATCTGGCCTATGATCAGATACATTATCAATTAATGCACAAATCTTATTAGGATTATCCGAAATAGCAAAGTTACCACCTTCTTTCATGACATATTTATTTTTAAATCCTCTAAATGGAAGGGGTTTATCGACAACATTCAATATAAACGTTTCTTTATAATCAAGATTTCTAAGGCTTGTGCTTTTTCCAGTTCCAGAATCACCTAATATCAATATTGAATTACCCATAACTAACCTCCGATTGTTTCATCGAAAGAATTGAATTTATTGTTGAAAAATCATTAACATATTGTTTTGTCATTTTTATTTGCTGTTTAACAATTTTTAATTTTTCTGTAATGTCGTCTGTTATATTTTTATGTTTTTCTAGTAATTCATGCTGTTCTCTATATAGTTTTCTTATGTTTTCAAGAACGCCAATTGCGTCTTTTCTTAAGGATATTCCATTATCAAAATTAGCTTCATACATTTTTATTCTCCTTATTATCTATATGAATAGGCTCTATATAAGAATAGTTATATATATTTTTAGATATCAATGAAAAAGCGGATGTGAAAAACCATGTAAATAATATTATTATTAATGTAATAGCTAAGACATCACTAATCATATCTTTGAGCTTAAATTTTTCTTGTGCTTTATAATCCTTGTAATCAATCATCATCATTCTCCTTTAGCTTATTGGTGTTTCCATTTCTTTTTGATACTCTAACCATTCCTGAATTTCCAATTGTTCTTGATGGAACCATTCTGAAGAATCTTCATGCTCTTGCATAAGAGTAATCCTCCATCTCAAAGTTTGATTTAAAAGCTGATAATGCTTGATCAATATGATCATCAACAAAATACTGCATATGCTTTATCGTTGATTCACAAAAAAAGGTATTTGCTAAATAAACTCGAGTACATACAAACTGTATAAATCTATGATTCAATTCAGGGGTATCATCTGGCTCTAATTCCAAATTTATCTTGGAAAACCATTTGAATAATCGCGTAAACCAATAAGGATCAATTAAGGAATCCATAACATCAAAGTAATCATAATCAACATACCTAAAATAGGTGTTAGCAAATTTCTTAATATCTTCATCACTCGTCAATCGATAATTACGATCACCTTTAGAAAGGATAGAGATTAATTCCATTACATCTTCGAGACTTACTTTTTTATAATAGGCCATTTCATTTCTCCTTTTGTTTGGCTTCGAGCGTCATTATATCTGGCCTTTTCAACCTGTCAACATTTATTTTAAATTATTTTAAATAAATTTAAATAATATCAATTATCATTAATTTATATTGCAAATATTTTAGTATAAGTTATGATTTGTTCAATTATCATAATAATTAGGAGAAAAAATGAACAAATCTATAGCATTAGAAAA